CCGTTTGGAGATTTATAGGCTTCGCATTTGTATCCGTTCCGTAATGCTTTGAATGTTTTATTCATGGTGGTTTGTTTCTCTCCGTGTTGTTTGTTGCGATGCGCTCATTATCGCGATTTCGAATTTTTCCGCAAGTGTTTATTTTGTGCAATTGTAATTTTTTTTGTTCGTGTTGCAAAAAAGCAACAGCCCCTTGTTTGATATTGATAAATTACCCATTGAACAACAGACATCTATAAGGTGTAGACAGTAATTAGGCCCAGTATTGTGTGTGTAACATCACAGAATCAAGCCTTGATTCCGTTGTAACAGAATTTTACATAACTGAACCTAAACTGGTTCTAGTTTGGCTAGTTACACAAACCAGTTCAGACATGGACCAGCTGAGACATGTCTGGGACATGGGCGACTGTTGCAGAAATGACACTGTCAAGCATTATTTTGAAACAAGTGGGCGCACACATGACAGAGCCTGTCGGCTCAGAGTTAGTATATATAATTATCGGTCGGTTGGTCTGCGTGTGAGAAAACGGAATAAAAAAAAATGTAGACAATATTATTTAATTGTAGTATTCTGTACCTGCCAACATCGATTTGATGGGATGGCGAATTTAAAAATAAGGAGAGTTTACTATGTTAAAAGATATTTCTGTCTCGAAGTCTGGTGATCTGGTCATAACAATGGGTACCAATGGTACCGTAGATCAATTACCATTGTCCAAATCTGGCAAGACTAAGGTCGTGTCATCTACTGGTGGTTTCGCCAAAATCTCAACTAAAGAATTTGGCATGGTGGGTGTTAACATCAACGTAACCGCTCAAAAATAACTCCCTTGAACTTGGCCTCCACTGGAAACGGTGGGGGTTTTTTTTGTGTCCTGTCTAAGAGGCTTGTCGGCTTTTGAAAGTAAATTGGGTGTAACTGTCGTTTCGGTGTATCGGGGTATAGGGAGGAGGCTTGAAAGAAAAATGTAGACAATGGCTGCATGTTAAAGTATTCTGGACCTGCCACTAATGGCACAACAAAAGGAGAGTTAAGATGAGTAATTTAATACGAGTAGATGTCGATGCCTCAGAATTAGAAGCAAAGATGGATGATTTGGAAGCTTTAGAAGCGAAAGTAGAAGAGCTTACAAATCAAGTTGTAGAACTTGAAGCCAGTTTATCAACGCTTCACAGTGATGTACATGAAGCTAATCCTGACGGAGATAATCCAGCTGGTATTGATGATCAGTTCTTAAATGAACAGCAGGTTACAGATCTGATATTGGATTTAGTACACAGTATACTTCAAGATGCTACAATCTCAATTGACTTCTAAAACGAGATTAACTCAGGGGGGGCTACGGCCCTCCCATCCTTATCTTTTTCTTTTTCAGAGGCATGTCGGCTTTTGATAGTAGATCGGGTGATGCTATCGTTTCGGGGTTATCGGGGCATACGGACGAGGATGACCGTTAACAGAAATAAATAGACAATCGCAAGCAAACGTATTATAATGTAATTGCAATAATGCAAAAAACAAGGAGAGAAGTAAAATGAAAACTTTGGAACAAACCTGTGACATTTGTCTTAAACCACTAGAGAACGAATGGGGTAACAATGCATGGCCCGTAATTCCAGATGGTAAGTGTTGTAATACCTGTAATGGTGATGTGATCTGGGTACGAATGGCCCAGACCATGTCGAAGTTTAGCGTACAAGATGTAGATAATATGATAGAAGAAGTTTTATTTCGTGAGAGGGTTTACAAATGAATATATTAGGTGAAATAGTTTGTGTAGTAATGATTTTTGGAATCGCCATATTTGCTTTAGTAGCATTTGCATAGGAGATATAACATGGATTTAATATTAGTATTACTATCAGTCGCGGGGATTGCTTTCCTATCAGGCTTTTTATTAGGAATATTCTTAGGAGATAAGTATTTCTATATTGATGTAAAACGAAAGCATGATCCGGTGCCACAAGTAAAAGGCAAAGTAAAAAACATAGACATCATTGCGTAATTCATTGCTCCTCCTAAACTTGGCCCCGGTTTTCCGGGGTCTTTTTTTTGGGGTGGGGGGAGGAAAAAGGGGCCGTACTTGTTATATTAGAAATAGGAGATCTAAATAATTTCAAAAATTTAAGAATTTTACACTTCTGTATCGTGCTGTACCATCTCTTCAATAGTATCAGTAAAGCTATACTCACGCTTCCAGTTCAGCTTCTTCTCTGCCTTACTGGGATCACCAAGTAACAAATCTACTTCGGCAGGGCGGTAGAAGTCAGGATTAATTGTAACAAGTATCTCTCCCTTATCGTTATAGCCTTTCTCATCTAGACCAGACCCACCCCAGATAACTTCTTCATTTATCGAAGCAAAGGCACATTCGACCAACTCTCTTATTGAGTGTGTCTCACCTGTAGCTAATATGTAATCATCAGGTTTATCTTGCTGCATCATTAGCCACATACCACGAACATAGTCTTTAGCGTGACCCCAATCCCTCTTAGCATCTAAATTACCAAGCTCAATAGGAGTATGTCTTTCTTTAGGAAACATTATTCTCTTTCCCACAGCTTTTGTAACCTTACGTGTAACGAAATTCTCTCCACGTAACGGAGACTCATGGTTAAACAATATCCCATTGCAGCCAAAAAAATCAGGATAGGACTCTCTATAGTTCTTAACAGCCCAATATGCGTACAGTTTAGCAACTCCATATGGACTACGGGGGTAGAAAGGGGTCGTTTCTTTCTGTGGTGTTTCTTGTACCTTGCCAAATAACTCGCTGGTACTGGCTTGATAGAACTTGGATTTAACTTTAAGAGACTGTAACGCTTCTAATATACGCATTACTCCTAAAGCATTGGTATCCCCTGTTGAAACAGGTATATCAAAAGATATTCTAACATCTGACTGCGCTCCTAAGTTATATATTTCATCAGGTTGTGTATCTTTAATAACAGTTAAAATACTATTAATATCCGTTAAATCACCATAAAAAGGAAGAAAATTAGGATGATCAATGTATTTATTAATATTTTCTTTATTTGGTGTACTACTTCTCCGTACTAATCCGTATACCTTGTACTGTGTCTTTAACAGTAGATCTGTAAGATACGAACCATCCTGACCTGTAACACCTGTAACTAAAGCTGTCTTTTGCATGTTGATAATATAAATAAAAAATATATTTGTGTCAAACTAAAACTTGACATCTTTATCTTGATGTGTGTATAATATAATTCTCTCCTTTGTTTTACAGGAGCAGTCTTTATAACAACTTGGTTTTTAGACTGCTCCTGTTTTTTTTCGGCTAGGCGTTACAAAGGGGGTTGCCAAACTAGTTACAACTTGATACAATCTGTAACAAGAGAGAAAAACGTGTGTATGTTCGTCTTGTTTGTTTATTTTGTTTTAAAGTTTACTAACTGATACTATAGTAACAATATGAAACAGATAGGTAATAAACCCCATATCATCTACGGAAAGTTAACAAACGAAGAACTTCGTTCTCTTATTTGTGTTACTTCAAAAGGTCGTAAAAAACCTAATGCTGGAAGAGATCTTATAGAGATGAGAAGTGAAGTAACAAGAAGGAATAACGTCCGTCTTGCACGACACGAAAGAAAGAAGTATACTAAGGATGAAATGTTAGAACGTGCTGAAAAAGGTGAAAACTTTAAACCCGGTAACTTCATAGCAGGGATGGCTCCTAAACAGGAGAAGTTCTGTATGGAGTATATTGCTACGGGTGATAGTCTGATAGCATACAAGGCAGCAGGATATGCGCCCGGTAAGAGCCACTCTGATACCCGTAGACGGGCCTCAACCCTCCTCAAAAAGCCTAAGATAGAACAACGCATAAACGATCTGCGTGAAGTCGCTATAGATAGAATGGCGTGGAGTGCTGACCATGTGCTTCAAAGGCTGGACGAAGTTTACCAACATGCGTTACAGAACGGAGATTACACAAACGCGAACCGTTCCGTTGAGAACGTGGCGAAACATCTTGGTATGTTTGTTGACAGATCTGAACAGAAGATTAAGATGGGTGGACTAGGTGACACTGATTCCAGTGAAGAGGTCAAAAAGGACATTGAGAGGCTTGCTGACATAGCTGGCTTTAAAGTTATAGAAGGTGGCAGATAAACATGGACAGTGAAGAGTTCTATGAGTTTATAGATACCAGTGACGAAGATAAGAATAAACACACCAAACGTTTGTCATTCGCTGGAATAATACCCTATAATGAATTAAACTATGCTCCCGGTACGATGGGATACCATCAGGCTATGGATAGAGTTGAGTTTACTATCGAGAACTGGCATAGTCATGTTTGTTCTCACCCTGCTTTTAAAAACCCCGACAAGGAGTTAGATTCTCTACGGGACTCGCTTGTAGAAGCAGCTAATAGTTTATTTAAGGTATATAACGAGTTAGGTTCTATACAGTTTAAACGAAACCTTGAAGGGTCTGAAGATCCTTCTTATACAAAATTAGGGGTACATTGAGTTATGAGTAATGGAGTTCAAAAAGCACTAGATAAAGACAAGAAGGCAAGAGAAGCTGCTAAAGTTAAAAAAGATCAAGGACCGAAAGCAGAGATGCGAGAAGAACGCAGAAAAAATATGCAGACAGCTTTTGATAAAAAGAACCCAGATGCTAAACCAGTAATGAAAGCAAGAGCTAAAAACATAATAAATAGAAGGTCTGCTCGAACAAGACCAGAAACAATAACAAACATGCAGAAGTTAAACAAAAAGTTTGGTACGTCAGATACAAAAAAAGGAAAAAAAGTTCTGACTGAAAGAGGATATGAAGACCTAAAACCTCTTCCAAAAGATAGGGAGAAAAAAATGTATCCTATCGGAAAAGCTAAAGGCGGTACAGTTCGTCTGAAATCTGGTGGACCTGTTGTAGATAGTTACGATTATAGTTAAAAGGATATTGAGTTATGGAAAGAACAGAAGATTGTGTTTATTTAGATAAAATTGTGGGCCGTCCAACGGGACAAGGTTACGGTGCTGCTCGTAAAGGTCCAAATGTTCTTGGTCCAGAAACAAACGTTGTCGTAGATGAAGTCTACTCACAACCCGAACCATTTAGAACGGAGAAATAAATCATGCCAAATGTAGGTGGTAAAAAGTTTCCATATACTCCAAAAGGAATGGCAGATGCTAAAGACTACGGAATGAATCGTCAGGGTCTATATCCTCAAGAAGAAGCCCGTGCTGGCACACAGACTTTTGGTCAGCGTTCAAATAATATGGCTACAGGTGGTGTTGTTTCTTCTCCGTCAGGTCACAAGGTTGTAGATGGATACGACTACAACACAAGCCGTGAAAACAGACTTGAAGAGCTTGGTCGTGTAGATTCTGAAAAAGCACGTACCCGTAAAGGAAAACGAAATCTTAAAGATGAAAAGAAACGTATCGTAAAAGAGCTTTCTTAGTCAGATGGGTCAAGGTTTCGCACCAGCCCCTAACAGTGGTGGTTTAACCAGTAGTAATGCGCCTCCTGTATTAGGACGTAATCCAGAAACGTATGGTAACTATATGATGCACCAGCAGAATGCCCGTCTTTCTGATATACAAAACAATACTCCTGACGATGCGGTTAATAACATAGGCCAGCTAATGCAACCTAATCAAGTACAACCAAATACCATTACAGGTTACATGCCGACTCAGTTACCTTCTTCACCTACACCTCCGAACCAACAACAGGCTAATAATGGTTTGTCTTCTTTACTCCCCGGACAGGGTGGGTTTAGTTAAGGGCATGGGTGCAACAACAGGTGAACTAAAACTACGTGATAAATTATATGAGAATGTAGTTAACGCTTCTTCTGCTGACTTCCTTACATTTGTAAAGATGATGGCTCCCCTTTTGATTGCTGACTTTCAAATGGGAAGACATATAGAACTTATATGCCATAAGTTACAACAAGTAGATAGCGGTGACGTTAAACGTCTTATGGTTTTTCTTCCTCCTCGTTCCTCTAAGTCTGTAATATGCTCAAAGCTTTTTCCTGCTTGGTACATGGGAAGACATCCTAATCATGAAATATTAAGTGTATCTCACAGTGATCAGCTTGCCAGTGACTTTGGTAGATCAGTAAGAGATTTAATTAATAATGAAATGTTTAGTATGATCTTTCCAGATGTTAAACTTAGAAGTGACGTAAGGTCTGCTGGTAAGTGGCAGACAAATCAAAATGGTGTGTATGTTGCAGCTGGAGTGCGAACACAGATTGCTGGTCGTGGCGCACACGTAGCTATGCTTGATGACGTTATGTCTGAAGAAGATGCCTTCAGCGAAGCAGGAAGAAGATATATAAAAGAATGGTATCCAGCTGGACTACGTACTCGACTCATGCCTTCAGGAGCTATTGTTATAATCAACACACGTTACCACGAAGATGATATATGTGGTTGGTTGTTAGACAGTGAAGCTAATGCTGACGAAGCTGATGTAATCATACACCCGTGGGAAGTGATTAAGATTCCTGCATGGCTTGACGAACCCGCAGCAAAACTTCTTGATCTTCCAGTAGGAACCAGTTATTTTCCTGAGTGGAAACCAGACAACTTATTAAAGGTAGACGAAGTAGAAATAAAACGTCATAATGGCTCACGTTACTGGCAGTCGTTATATATGCAAGATCCTACACCAGATGAAGGTGGAATAATAAAGAAGGGATGGTTTAAAAGCTGGAAGCACTCTGAACCTCCTGACTGTCAGTTTATTATACAAACAATGGATACAGCTTTCTCTTCAAAGACAACAGCTGATTATTCTGTTATGCAAACATGGGGTATCTTTGAAAGATTAGAAACAGATAGTACAGGAAGAGAACGGTGGATATCAAATTTAATTCTTCTTGGAAGTATCCGTAAAAGATTTGAATATCCAGAGTTACGTTCAGCTGCACAAGAAGAGTATGAAAAACATGATCCTGATGCTATTATGATTGAGAAGAAAGCTTCAGGTCAGTCACTGTTACAAGATTTACGAAGAGCGGGGTTACCTGTGTTGGAGTATACACCTGATCGTGATAAGGTAAGTAGAGCAACCGCTGCTACTCCTTTTCTTGAAAGCGGAAGGATTTGGTTACCTGAAGATAAAGAGTGGGCCTTAGAGTTAATAGATGAGGCTTGCAGTTTTCCAAATGCACGTTATGATGATCAGGTTGACGCAATGGTAATGGCTATATTATATATGAGAGATTCATGGTATGTTACTCATGAAGACGATCCTGAATATGAAGAAGATGAAGACGTTTATAAACCACCCCGTAAAGGGTATTGGAATTTTTCTAAAAACTCCTACATGTGATATAGGGAAGTAAAGTTATGGCAATTGAAAAAAATCCTTTGTTAAGTTTAGTTGGTGGCACAAGTATGCCACAACCTGAATTTGACGAAAGCGAATTGGAAATTGAAATAGAAGATCCTGATGACAGTGAGATGGCAGGAATAGATGCAATTGCCGTAGAAGATGAGTTAGCGTTACAAGCTGCACAAGATGATCACTATGCTAACCTTGCAGAATTAATTGATCCTGAAGATCTTGCAGAGATTTCTGGAGATGTTATTGATTCGTACCAAGCAGACAAAGAATCAAGAGAAGAGTGGGAATCAACCTTTGAACGTGGCTTTGACCTGCTTGGTCTTAAATTACAGGAAACTACAGAACCTTTTGAAGGATCATGTACAGCCGTTTCACCTCTGATTATAGAGGCAGCTGTTAAGTTTCAATCTAAAGCTTCTATAGAACTGTTTCCATCAGGCGGTCCTGTTCGTACACAGATTGTAGGAAATGCAGATCAAGAAAGAGAAGACCAAGCTACTCGTGTACAAGACTTTATGAACTATCAGTTTACTGAACAGATCAGTGAATATTTCGATGAGTTCGAAAAGATGTTGTTTCATCTTCCCTTGATAGGTAGTGCATTTAAAAAGATGTACTATGATCCTACATTAAGACGGCCTTGTTCAGAGTTTATCCCTATTGATCAGTTCTACGTGTCTTACTATGCATCTGACATACAGAAAGCAGAACGATATACACAAGTAATTCATCGAAGCATAACTGAGATGGAGAGAGATGTACAAGGTGGAATGTATATGGATGTGGGTTTAGAAGATCCAACTACGCCTGACCCTACTTCGTTTACAAGTAAGATTGACTCTATTATGGGTATCAGTCCTGCTGATGACTTTGATCAACAGTATGTGTTACTTGAACAACATTGTTACCTTGACTTACCAGAACCGTTTAGCAGTGAGGATGGTGTTGCTCTTCCGTATGTAGTTACAGTTGAAAAAGAGAGTAGAGAGATTATTGCTCTACGTAGAAACTGGTCTAAAGAAGATATAACAAAAGAAAAACAAACTTACTTTACACATTACAAGTTTGTACCGGGATTTGGTTTTTACGGTCTTGGTCTTATTCATTTGCTTGGTAATATGACAATGAGTGCTACATCTGCACTACGTAGTCTTGTTGATGCTGGTCAGTTCTCTAATCTACCGGGAGGATTTAAAGCTCGTGGTGTACGTATCGTTGGCAACAATGATCCTATTGCTCCGGGTGAATTCCGTGAAGTAGAAGCTACTGGACTTGATCTTCAAAAGTCTATTGTACCATTACCATATAAAGAACCATCACAAACTCTTTTTAACATGCTTACGTTTATGACAGGAGCAGGACAGAAGTTTGCTGACAGTACTGAACAGATAGTTAATGAATCATCTAACTACGGTCCTGTAGGCACAACAATGGCTCTTATAGAGTCTTCTGCTAAGTTCTTTAGTGCTATACATAAACGTTTACATAAAAGCCAACGTGATGAGTTTCGTATTCTTTCTAAAATTAACTTTGAGTTTTTGCCTGATGAATACCCTTATGATGTCCCTAATATCACTACTTCTGTATTTAAGTCTGACTTCGATGGGCGTGTTGATGTTATTCCTGTATCTGATCCTAATATCCCCTCTGCTGCTCATAGGTTGTCTATGGCCCAGATGGTTCTACAGTTATCGTCCCAAGCACCACAAGGAATGTATAACATCCAACAAGTACACCTTTCGATCCTAAAGGCTGCTAATATACAGAACCCAGATCGTTTCTTTACACCAAAGAACCCTCCTGAACCTCATGATCCTATAACTGATATTGATTTGGTTGTGAAGGGAATGCCTATACAGGCTTTTCCACAACAGGACCATGCTGCCCACATTGCGATTAAAACAGCCTTTATAGATGATCCTACATTAGGAAAAACTGAAATGATGGCTCCTGCTGTTCCTGTTCTTCAGGCCAACATACAACAGCATATGGTTATGCAGTATCAAGAGCAAATGTCTGGACTAATGAAGACGGAGACACCACCCGGAGAAGTTTCTCCTGAAGTATTAAGTCAGTTATCTATCAATGCAGCTGAACAAATACTTGAAGCAAACATGGGTACAGCTTCTGAAGATTCTCTTGAAAATCAGAACTTACTTCTTGAAAGCGCAAGATTAGACCTTGACCAACAAAAACTACAGATGACTGCAACTAAAGATGCAGCAGAACTTTCTATTAAGAACCGTGAGCTTGATCTTAAAGAAATGGGAGTTCAGTTAGATGCTGCTGGAAAAGTTTCAGAAAGCGAACAAAAAAAGATGGATGCTCGTATACGTGACGATAATTCCATACGTACTACAAATGCAAAACTAACTATTGAATCATTAAAGAACCTTGCGAAAGAACGAGACTTGATGATTGACAAACGTATGAATGAAGATCGTTATGCATCTGGTGGTCCAGTACGCCTTGCACAAGGTGGTAAGTTCTTTGAAGAGTTTTTAGAGAGAGCAGGTGGTAGAGAAGCTTTTGAAAACCCAAGTGTAATTTCTGACGCTCTTGAAGGTTTCTTTGCTACGATAGGCGGTGGACGTAAACGTACAGCTGATGAATCAATACGTGACACTTATGAATCTTATAAATTTGATTTAAGAGATTCTGATTCTTTAGAAGACAATTTAAAGTACCAAGCAATAATAGAAGATGAAGAAAAAAGAAGAAGCACAACTCCGACTGTTGATTCTAATTTAGACACAGTAGGAGAAGCAGAGCAATTCCTTGCAGATGACTTTTCAGGTGGATTAGGTAAAAGCGAAGAAAGAATTACTGATCCAAATGCAGAAACATTTGTTCCAGAAGGATCAGTTATTAGAGATGATGTTGATGATTCAAGTACAGATTCTTCTCCAGTATACGGAAGAGGTACAGTAGATTCAGGTGCATTACCACCTGAGTTTCCCGTAGAAAGACAAACTCCTGAAGTAGATATTGGTATTGGTAATTTAGAAGGACCAACTCCTGAAGTAGATATTGGTATTGGTGATTTAGAAGGACCAACTCCTGAAGTAGATATTGGTATTGGTGATTTAGAAGGACCAACTCCTGAACCTGTAAAACCAAAACCGCCAGTTATTATAGATAATAAAGGAATGAGAGACGAGTTACGGAAACAACAAGAAGTTAAAGATCAAAAAAAAGCAGATAGTTTTCCAGAAGGATTAGGAGAAACAGTAGAAATACCTACACTTGCGTCTATGAGTAAGCCTGTTCCGGGTATGCCACAGAATGTAGCACCTGCTGACCTCAAACCATCTATAGCAGGAAGTCCTCCACCTAAAATTGAAACTCAACCTGAACCGGGAAGTCTACCTTTAGCACCTTCTCCGTTTGAAGGAATGACACGAGTATTCGAAAAAGTAAGTCAGGCTGTACCAGATGTACAGAAACAATTGTTTAAGAAATCAAGGTTTAACATGAAAAATTTAGATAAGTTTAATAAGAACGCTAATCCAGAAGATGTAGTAGCTCAGTTTGAAAAGTTTAAAGGTAATAGTTATTTTGCTACTAAGTTCGAAGAAAAGCAAGGAATATCTACAGTAGGTTATGGAGATACTCAATCTAATAAAACTAGTGTTACAAAAGAAGAAGCAAAGGATGACTTAGCCAAAAGACTTAAAAAGGTAGGAGAAGATATAGATAAATTAATTAAAGTTCCTTTATCTCGTAACCAAAGAACAGCCATTATATCTCTTGTAGATAATGTTGGTCTAGGAGCTTTTTCTAGAAGCATGGCGTTAAAGGCTTTAAATAACGGAAACTTTGATGAGTTCTATAACCAAGCATTTTCTTTTGAGAATGGATTTGTAAATCAAAATGGTAAGCCTCTTAAAGGTCTAGTAAGACGAAGAGCATCAGAAGGAAATTTATTTAACTTAGCATAATGTTTTATTCGTTTGTTATAATTTGTATATTTGCACAGTCATGTCCTACTATATTACAGGATGAAGTTGGACCTTATTCTTCGATAGAAGAGTGCTATTTAAGAGGAGCAAGTATAATTAAAGCTTCTTCTATTAGATTTCCTCTTATGTCAGCTGCTGCTAATTGTACAGAGAAAGACCCAGAAGAGTTACTAAAAAAGAAAAAGTTTAAAAAGAAACAAGAATTTAAAGGTGAGCTTATTAAATGGAACCGATTGCATTAGATAGCAGAATGCTGTTACAGTTAGCTGCGGTTTTAGCATCCTTATCAGGAGCATGGATGCTAGTCAGGACACAAGTAAGAAACTTGTTAAAAAGCCGTGACGAAATGAAAGAGAACATTCAAGAGATATATAATAAGCTTGATATTGTAGAAGCAGGAAGTGCTGTTAAATCTTCTCAAATAAAAGTACTATCAGATATACTAAGTCCTAGTAATTTAGAAAGACGTAATAGAGAATTAGGAAAGGTACTTTCGGAGATTGAAGATCTTAAAGCAAGAGTAAAAAACGTAGAACACATGCACAACGGGAAACATCCAAATGTCTCTTTATAGAAATATTAATAAACGTAAAAAAGCTGGTACTTCTAGAAGTAAAAAGAATAGTACAGTTTCTAAAAAAGCCTACGCCAACATGAAAGCTGGTTTTCCAAAGAGTAAGAAAAAGGGCAAGAAGTCATGAGTAAAAAGAAAAATTGGATTAAAGATGCGGTTAAACGTCCCGGTGCTTTACGTAAAAAACTTAAAGTTAAAAAAGGAGAAAAAATTACAACAGCACAGTTAAACAAAGCTGCTAAAAGTAAAAACCCAAGAACACGTAAACAAGCTAACTTAGCAAAAACTTTTAAAAAGATGAAAAAAACATGATTGTACTTTTTACAGTGATAAGTTACACGGCAATAGGTATAGGTGTTATTGATATATTAAAGGTGATGAATTGAAAGATACACCACTTAACGAGAAGGGTATAGATCACACAGTTAGAAAACCTCAAAAAAAAGAATATGATCATTTTGACGAATACTGGCAAGGATTGTGTAACTACCTTCAAGTAAAGTATAGGAATACTTATGGCAGAGAAGAAGAGAAAAAAGAGTAACATGAAAGGAATGAGCATCAAGAGTGGGGATAAACGTCCCACTAAATCTGGTGCAGGGTTGACAAAGAAGGGTGTAGCGAAGTATCGTAGGCAAAACCCCGGAAGTAACCTAAAAACAGCTGTTACGGGAAAAGTTAAAAAAGGAAGTAAAGCTGCTAACAGACGTAAATCTTACTGCGCTAGATCAGCAGGTCAGATGAAGAAGTTTCCTAAAGCAGCTAAGAATCCTAATAGTCGTTTAAGACAAGCACGTAAAAGGTGGCGTTGTTAATTGTTTCAAGATATTCAAGAAATAAAAGACTTAATTCAAAAACAAATAGATCAGATATCAGAACAGCTTGCTACTGGCATGTGTGAAGACTTTAATCAATATAAACATTTAACGGGAGTAATAGAGGGGTTGACAAGATCTGTACATGTGGTAGATGATTACCATGCTACTATTATGGAAAACCTTGAAGAAGATTCGGAGTAATTATTAAATGGTTCTTCAACCCAATATGTCAAACTCTACACAGAATGATGAATGGATTACGGATGATGAGATGCCAGATCCTGAAACTTTACCTAATGTTCCCGGTTATCATATTCTAGTTCGTCCTTTGTCGATAAGAACAAAGACAAAGGGTGGTATTATTATGCCAGATAAGTTTAAAGATGACATCCAATATCTTACAACTGTCGGAAGGGTTGTGAAGGTTGGTTCTTTAGCGTATAAAGATAAAGGAAAGTTTCCTTCAGGATCATGGTGTAGTGAAGGAGATTATGTGTGTTATGGTAAACATACAGGACAAAAGTTTATATATCAGGGAATTCGTTACTTACTTATATATGATGATCAAGTCATTATGACGATTGAAGACCCTGCTGATATAGACCCCATGTACTCACTTGTAGCGTAAACGTAGAATCGCAACTGCGGAGAAAGATATGATAACTGACGAAAATGAAAATGAATGGGGTAAGATTGAATTAAATCAAGCTCCTGAAGATTTAGAAATTGATACTGAAGAAACTGTTGAAGTAGATCTTCAACCTGAAGTTGAAATTCAAGAAGAAACATCTGAAGATAAAGAACCTGAGTTAGAAGGAATTGAAACTAAAGGTGCTGAGAAAAGAATACGTCAGTTAATAAAACAACGTAAAGACCGTGACGAAGAGTTATTTAGAGCAAAAGAAGAATTAAGTGCTTTACGTCATCAAATGTCTGAAGTTGGTAAGATACGTTACGATTACGATGGTGCGTTAGCAGAAGCTAAAGAAGGTGAAGTAAACTCTAAACTTGAGAATGCACGTAATAAGTTTAAAGAAGCTTATGATGCAGGAAACAAAGATGCAGTGTTAAATGCACAAGAAGAGTTAGCAGAAGCTAAAACAGAGTTAAGGTTGATTGATCAAAAGAAACAATGGATCGAACAACAAAAGACACAATATCAGGAAGAAGAAGAAAAGAGACAGAAACAATACGATACTGCTCCTCCTGAAATAGACCCTCTTGCAAAAGATTGGGCTGAGACAAATGATTGGTTTGGTAAAGATCGTACAGCTACAGCTGTTGCTTTATCAATTGATGCAGAATTAAAAGAGCAGGGCGAAGATCCAAGTGATCCTTCTTTTTATGAAAAAGTAAATGCCCGTCTTAAAGAAGAATTACCATCTAAGTTTGGTGATAATGAAGTGTCGGAAAAGGCTACTCCGAAAAAGCCTAAACAAGTGGTAGCAGGAAGGTCGCATTCTCCTGCTTCTAGAAATAAAGTTAAACTTACAAAAGAAGATGTTAGTCTAGCGAAAAAATGGAATATACCACTTGAAAGATACGCAGCTGAGAAAGCGAAAGCAGATAGATCTGATGGCGATTATACGACTGTCGTTTAACATATATACAATGCGGAGAAAGTAAATGGTTGAAGAAGTAAATACGGAAACAAACGAAACAGATGAAAACTCACAACAAGTTGAAACAACTAATCGTAACATATCAAGAATGATGGAAGAACGAGAAAACTTATCTCATGAAGCTATCATGTCAGCGATTGAAGATAACGATTGGTTACAGATTCCAGAAAGCATTAAGAATCAATTTCTTGATCAGGGATTTGTTTTAAGGTGGATACGGATAATGTTAGATGGTCAAGAAGATCATCAAAACATTGGAAAGAAAGAACGTGAGGGTTGGACATTTGTTTTAGCTAAAGACTGTCCTGAGTTATCTTCTGGATTTAAAGTGAAGGAAGAAGGAAGTCTAGGTGGTTGCATATTACGAGGTGACGTAGCCCTCGCTAAACAACGAATAGAATACCACGAAGCTATACAAGCGCAACAAATGAAGCGCACACAGCAAATGGAAGATGCCATAGCTAATAGACTACATGGTGATCATCCTGACCGTAGAATGCCTATTTATGATTCAAGCAAACAGCGAGTGTCAACAGGAAAACAAGCTAAGTTTGACGCTTAATTTTTAACTTTTTTCTGAAAAGGAACTACTATTATGGCTTTAGCAAAAGCATATAATGGGGCTGTTCCAGTACGTAAACGAGGCAGTTCGTATAACACGATGGGAACCAATAAGTATCAAATTGCGAATACTTATGGTGATAACATCTTTCGTGGCGATCTTGTTAAAGTTAGTGCTGGTTACATCCAACCTGTATCAGTTACAGCAGACCGACCAATTGGTGTGTTTCAAGGGTCACAGTTTGTAGACCCTACATCGAAGCAACCCACTTGGCTAAACTACTGGCCTTCTGGTACTTCATCTGCCGATGGAAAAGCATACGCACATGTTATGGATGATCCTGATGGTATTTATCAAATGCAATGTAATGCTACTGTTACTATAGGTGATCTAGAAACTCAGAACTTCTTTGTTGAAGTTTCTGACGGAAATACCTATACTGGTCAGTCAGCATGGGCAGTTCAAGTTACCTCTCGTACATCCCTTGCAAATCCACTACGTATAGTTGGTTTGTGGGAAGTTGAGGGTAATGATTGGAATCAAGCTAATACTCGTGTATTAGTTCGTATTTCTAATCATCTTGACTACGCTGCTTCAATAGCTAATTAAAGGAAGGACTGATTAAATGGCTATAAATCGCGCCAGTATTGGCAAACAGCTTCTTCCGGGCTTAAACGCAATCTTTGGACTTGAGTATGGTTCCATTGATGAAGAGCAAAAACCTCTTTTTGAGATAGAGAACTCTGATCGTGCTTTTGAAGAAGAAGTCTTAATGACTGCTTTTGGTGAAGCACCAGTTAAAGCAGAAGGTTCTGCCGTATCTTATGAAAGTGCCAGCGAAAGTTGGGCATCTCGCTATACGCATCAAACGATTGCGTTGGCGTTTGCTGTTACGGAAGAGGCTATGGAAGATAACTTGTATGATACTTTTGCTAAGATTAGAGCAAAGTCTCTTGCACGTTCAATGGCAGCTACAAAGCAAACTAAAGCTGCTGCTATCTTTAACAATGGCTTTACCAGTGGACTAGGTGGTGACGGAGTTGTATTATTCTCTGCTGCTCATCCAGTACAAGCTGGTGTTCAAAGTAATCTTTTGACCGCTGCTGATCTATCTGAATCCTCTCTTGAAACTGCTGTTATACAGATTCAAAAGGCAGAAGATGATCGGGGTATTCTGATTGGAGCTATGCCTGTTTCATTGCATATTGCCCCTGATAATCAGTTTGTAGCACAGAAGATCTTAAAGTCTACACTCTCAACCACAACTGTTGTATACGGTAACAATCTAGCAGGTGTAGCTGGTAACGTTGCTGGTGTTACAAACACAAACGACATTAATGCTGTTCGAAGCATGGGTGTTGTGCCACAAGGTGACTTTGTTAATCACAGGTTTACCGCAGCTGGTGCTTGGTTTGTGAAATCAGATGTGCCTAATGGTACTAAGATGTTCGTTCGCGCACCTCTTGGAACCAAAATGGAACCAGACTTCGATACTGGTAACCTTCGCTTTAAAGCTCGTGAGCGTTATAGCTTTGGTTGGTCAGATTGGCGTGGTTTCTATGGCAACGCTGGTTAATAACTAAGTTGGTTAATACGAGGGGGATGCTTGTTAAAACGGCATCCCTCTTTTATTATAGAGAGTAGATAATTCACATAAGGAATTAATGAAATGACTACAGCTATTAATGCAGTCTTTGTATCTGCTACCGTTACTGCAACTGATTACCCTACACGTATTAGAGGTGTTAGTTGGGGAACAGCAGCAGCTAAAGGAGACATGGTAGTACGTAACGGAAGCGCATCAGGTACTATTGTTTATAAGCAGTATCTTGGTGTAAGTAGTGCATCAGATGTTTATGTTCCAGATTTAGGAATACGTGTAAGTGAGAAGTTACATGTTACCTTACCAACTGGCGCATTTGCTACATTCTTGTTAGGATAGAACATGGTTAAAAAAAAGGGCGAGTGCGATTGTATATGTTGCAAAACAACAAGATACATTAACGGACTATGTAAAAAAATATTTAAAAGATAGGCTTTAGTATGACAGTTTCAACAAGCCAAGATTTTAATTTAGATATTGATGAGATTATATCCGAAGCTTACGAACATTTAGGTGGACCTCCTTTTGTTGGAAATGATGGTATAACTGCAAGAAGATCTTTAAATCTTTTATTAAGTGATTGGCAGAATCGTGGTATCCTTCTATGGACTACTGAGTTTACAGATTTAGCTTTAGTTCAAGGAACAACTACTTACACTCTTCCTAGTACAACTGCTGCTGTTACTGAAGCAGTATCCCGAAGAGGCTCTAATGATATTCAAATGAGCCGTATTACTGCTGAAGAGTATTTAAAGATTCCTGATAAAACAACACAAGCAAGATGTCTTCAGTATGCGACTATGAAGGGAAGAGATAACGTCAACTTTCTAGTTTGGCCAGCCCCTGAAAATAGTACAGACACTGTTCGTATGCATAGTATTAGAAGATTTTTTGATTTTGAAAACTCAACAGATACAGCAGATGTTCCCTATCGTTACTTACCTTGTTTAACAATGGGTCTTGCTTATTATCTTGGTTTTAAAAGAATGGGAATACCAGCTACAAGAGTAGCAGCTTTAAAGATTGAATACGAAACATTACTATCTAATGCTATGGCAGAAGATAGAGAACGAGCAGCAATGCTTATTAAGCCTTCTATAAGATTTGTATAGGTAGTAGAATGATATGGTAAGAGCTTACTTTATAAGTGATAAAAGTGGATTTAGATATCCTTACGAACAAAGAGTAAAGGAGTCTACAGGATTTGTTGTTGGTCCTGATGAAAGTGATGGAAATTATAATTTAGAAAATCACCCTCAGAATAAATCACCTCGTATAGGTGCAAAATATGTTTTAAAAGACGCAAGACCAGAGAAGATTTTAGAGTATGTAAGTAGTACATGGACACCAGCACAATCAACATCTATTCTAAACTATTTCCCTCAATTTGTATCAGGAACTACGTAAAGGTAAAAGGACGATAAAATGGCAATCACGACAGGTGTGAATAATCAATTTAAATCAGAGGTTATGTTAGCAGAGCATAATCTTCAAAGTAATACATTAAAAGTTATATTAGTTTCATCCTCTCAGAATGTTTCTGCTGGTGGGCCTAATACATATGCATCCGTTACAGGTCAGTTAGCAAACGGTAATGGTTATACAACGGGAGGTAAGACACTTGCAACTGTTTCAGTAAGCACTGTTGACTCTTCAGGAGTTGTAGACTTTGCTGATGTAAGTTGGGCTGCTGCAACATTCTCTGCAAATGGATGTATTATTTATAATGACAGTCACAGCAGTAAGAGTGTTATAGCGGTATATGACTTTGGTGGAGAAAAATCAGCAACAAACGGTGAGTTCAAACTCGTTGTTCCAGCTGCAACATCGGCTAGTGCTGTTATCCGATTAAACTAATAAAAGAAAGGCAGTAATATAACATGGCTTTCGTTCTCAAAGATCGGGTTAAAGAAACAACTACTACAACAGGAACAGGTGCTGTATCTCTAGACGGAGAAGCTGGAGGCTTTCAAGATTTTAGTAGTGCTATTGGAAATACTAATACGACTTACTATGCCATTGTTCATCAGTCTTTAGATGAATGGGAAGTTGGTATTGGTACATATGGTTCAGCAAGTAATAATCTTACTAGGACAACTTTACTTTCTTCTAGCACAGGATCAGCTGTTAACTTTAGTGCAGGTACTAAGGATGTATTTGTAACACTGCCAGCTTCTGAAGTTGTACATACTAGCGCAAGTCCTAGTTTTACAAATGTAAGTATATCAGGAACATTAACTGTAGGTGGTATAGTCAGTGTTGGTGGTTCACTTGTCGGAACTTCTGCAACCTTCGATGACAAAGTTTCTGTTAGTGCATTAGCTGTAACAGGAATAACTAGTATAGGTGGTTCTCTTGTAGGAACATCTGCTACTTTTAGTAATCATGTCTCTTCTAGTACTTTAGCTGTTACGGGGATTACAAGTATCGGTGGATCTCTTGTTGGAACTTCTGCAACGTTTAATGATCATGTATCTGTTTCTTCAATGACTGTTACAGGAAATGTAACTGCTACACAATACTATGGAGGTGGTGGTAACTTAACAGGCGTTTCAGCAGGAATTGCTACGAATGTTTCAGGTGGATATGCTGTTCTTACTTCTGCTCAAATAAGCGGTAATGTGAGTATTGGTGGTGGTTTATATGTTCATACCTCTGTTGGAATCGGTGTAGCTTCTCCATTAGGACAAATACATATAGCAAAAAATGCTATTGCTGATATTGTAAGTTTAACAGATGCAGCCAATGTATCTCTTAGTTTTAGTAATGGACAGAATTTTAGTTTAACGTTAGCTGGTAATAGAACATTAGATAATCCAACTCAATGTGTTCCCGGACAAGTAGGTAGTATATTTATTATTCAAGATGGGACAGGAGGTCGAACACTTAGTTACGGAACTAATTGGGAGTTTCCAGCAGCAACGGCTCCAACCCTATCGACAAGCGCAGCAGCAGTTGATAGACTAGATTATATTGTAAGAACATCAACTGCCGTTCAATCGGTATTATCTAAGGAATATAGTTAAAAATGTTTAATAATGCTTTATTAATGGGTGCAGCTGCTCAAGGCGGTGATAGTCTAGCAACGATAGATAATTCTGTATTGTTTGAAGGAGCAGGAACACTGACTTTCACTCCATCTACAACTGAAACTAATGGTAAAAAATATACACACTCTTTGTGGGCCAATCATTACCAACTTACAAACTATACACATTCTGGATATAATGATTATATATACTCTTCTGCTACAGTAGTAGGTTATCCTTCCGAAATTTCATTTCACACTTCAAATGATGGAATTTATGTTATGAATACGAATGGATCATCGTACTCTGGATATAAACAAAGCACTGCACAATATAGAGATCTAGGTGCGTGGTATCATGTATTTGTTGTTTTCGATTCTACACTTTCAGTTGCAGGTGATAGGCTTCAAGTATTTATAAATGGTAAGAGAATAACTGCTTGGACTCAGGATGTTGATCCGGGAGCAGATTCAATTACTTCAGTTGGAAAAGGAAGTGTCCAGCAAATTTATGGTACATACTACAATTTATATAGAGATCTTAATGCTCGACTTGCTGAAATCTACTTTGTAGATGGCACAGCCTTAGATGTAACAGATTTTGGAGAATATGATTCTACTGGTTTGTACTGGACACCTAAAGATCCAGCAACGATAGCAGATACCGTAACTTACGGTAATAACGGATGGTATCTTAATTTTAGTAATGCATCAAATTTAGGCGAAGATTTTTCTGGAAACGATAATGATTTTGTAGCAGCTAATTTAACGCAAAGTTTTAATACACCAACAAATCAATATCCTTATCAAAATCCTTTAACACTAACTAACTCATATCCATCTTCCTTAACAAAAGGAAATCTAAAGCAAACTGGAAATTCTGCTGGCAGTTTTGCTTCAGGAACTTTAGCCACACTTCCATGTGACGGAGGAGGAAAGTTTTATTGGGAAATTAAAGTTATAGGCACGTATACAACAAACGGATATTCATCTATTGGCATAGCACCAATGGATCTTCCAAGATATGATAATGTAGATCCAAATGGAAACTTTTGCTTACCGGGTCAACAAGATTATCAAGGAGTTAGTACAACTTTTAATACTGGAACAACTACAAATCTTAGAGCAAACTCTTTAGGTGTAAATGATAATATTGGAAGTTCTTATACAGTAGCTACAGGTTCTTTTATGCAGATAGCATTTGATTCTGCAACACAAAAAGTATGGTTTGGAAAAGACAATACTTGGTATAATTCTGGAGATCCAGCTAATGGAACAAATCCAACTGTAACACTTACAGCAACTGATAAGTTCTGGTATCCGTGGATTGGAACTTATACAGCTAGTGATATTTTTGAAATCAATTATGGTGAAAGTGATTTTGAATATACACCACCAACAGATTTTAATAAAGTAAATACAACTCAGATAGCATCTGATATAAGTCGTACTCTGTCTGATACAACTAAATACTTTGACACAATACTATACGAAGGTAATGGTACTGGGCAGAGAGTTGGAGCTTTCCAGCCGTTTGGTAATTCATTTACTATAGATAAGAGTGCTTTGTTCGATGATGCTAATAGTGAATCTTTAACAAGAACTTTTTCTACACCTACATCAGCAAATATATGGACTTTTTCAACATGGTTAAAAAGAGGTGATTCACTTTCAGCAGGGGTTGTTGTTTTATTTGGTGGAACTTATAACAAAGACTTACTTCTTTGGAACGGTGGTACTGATTTATATACACTCCAAAACGGTGTAACTGGAATAGACTTTAAAAGAACGTTAGAAGACACGAGTCAGTGGTTTCATGTTGTGTGGACTCAAAGTGGAACAACCTCAACAGGTTATATCAATGGAGTTCAGGTAGTAACAGGTACTGCAACTAATGATACTATCAATGAAAGCGGTATTACTCACTATATTGGAAATAGAGCAACCTCTGCTGCGCCTTATGATGGCTATGTAGCGGAAACAGTTTTTATTGATGGATCTGCTCTAGCACCTTCTAACTTTGGTCAAACAGATACTAGTACTAATAGATGGATTCCGAAAGATGTATCAGGTCTTACATTTGGAAACAATGGTTTTTATTTAGATTATTCAAATGGAAGTGATTTAGGGGAAGATTACATTCCTAGTGGAACAACCAGCTATGATATTACAGTAGCTAACCCCGGAAGTGGTAATAAGTATTATATTGATACTGTTCTCCAAGCCACTGAAGAATTAATAGAAGGTGCAACGTACAAATTTGATCAATCAGATAGTTCAAATGCTGGCCACCCATTAAGATTCTCTACTACTTCTGACGGCACTCATGGTGGTGGTTCTGAGTATACAACTGGTGTTACTACATCAGGAACACCCGGATCAGCAGGGGCTTATACGCAAATTGTTGTCGCAGTTAGCGCACCAGTTTTATATTACTATTGCAGTAGTCACTCAGGAATGGGAGGAACTGCTAATACAAAGACTAATAATGATTGGACAAATAACAATACTGTAGTTCAAACAGCAGATTCACCAACTATAAATGCAAATGTTTGGAACCCAAGTAATAGTGAATTTTCTGGAGGAACATTTTCAAACGGTAACAGAACTGTTGTAACAGGATCATCTGAATACGCTCCAGTACAGGCTGGTATACCTATTAGCAGCGGTAAATGGTATTGCGAGGTTGTGCCACAAAGCTCAGAAGCTAGTTATTTAATTGGATTAACAAAAGGACTATCAACAACTACAACTGAATTTTTAGGATCACTAGCAAATGACGTTGCCTATTATGGTAATGGTAATTTATATATGAATGGAGATGCTGCTTTAACTTACGGTGCTAGTTATGCTCAAAATGACGTTATTGGTATGGCTATTGATCTAGACAATAATACATTAACATATTATAAGAATGGTGCTTCTCAAGGTATTATAGATTTACCGGGTCCATCTTCAGTCAATCACCCATATTATGTAGCTTGTTGTCATTATTGGAGTGCTGGAACAGGAACATATTTACTTAGATCATTAGCTAGTGATTGGACAGGTACAGCACCAACGGGTCATCTTGCTATTATCCAAGACAATATGTCATCCTCAGATCAGTTTATATCTGCTTTTAGTTGGATAAAAAACAGAGAAACTACGGACAATTGGCAGTTGTTTGATCGTGTTCGTGGTCCATATTATTCTTTAATAACTAACGCTGGAACTATAGGAACAGAGGACTCAACTTCTCTCCAACGATTTTTAGCTGGTGGCGCACAAATCGGTAGTAATGCAGAGTTAAATACTGCTAATGAAAGCTATGTTCTCTGGAATTTTATGATGCAGTCTACAGGTTCTGGAACTGTTATTTCGGATGGCATGACTAAAATCAGCGATAGTTCAACAACAGCGATTACGCAGTTAAAAGATTTAAATCTAGGAATGTCAATTACAACCTATACTGGATTAGGGGCGCATCCAGCAACAATCCAACATGGATTAGGAGTAGCCCCTGCTCTTGTTATTGTTTCTAAATACAGCGGGAGTGGTGGTGGTTACATAATTAGTTCGCACTTTGGAAGTGGAAACGAAGCTAAGTGGTTGTATTTATTTGATGATAGTGCGTTAGTCTCTAACAGTACAGTTTTCAATGGTGCTTATCCAACTGCCACCACGTTCTCTGTAGGTACAAATGCTGTGACAAACGGAACTGTTGGAGGAACTTACGTTGCTTATTGTTTTGCACAAAGCGAGTTTATAAGTATAGGATCATACGAAGGAAATGCAAATGCTAATGGAACTTTTGTTCCAACGCTTAACAGTTTAGGAATTCCTATTCAGCCAGTTTTTCAAATGACAAAAGATATAGATGCCGTTGGACCGTGGGTAATAGGTGATACATCAAGATCACCGTTTAATCAACAAAATGCTCAATTACAACCAGATTTAACTACGGCAGAAATAAGTACGTATTCTAGTGATATAGACACTGGAGGGTTTAAAATGAGAACATCAAATAGTTATGTTAATGGAGCTAGTACATTCGTATACATGGCAATAGGAACCCCTCTGATTGACCCTGACGGTAGAATTATAGCTGGAAGATAATGGTAGTTGCAGAAACACTAGCAGGATTGGCATTAATAAATAGTACAGTCAAAGGAATTAGAAGTGCAATAGGAACAGCTAAAGATATATCTTCTATTGCAGATGACATTGATAATTTATTTAAAGGTAAAGAAGAAGTAAAGAAGCAGTCACATCCTATAGCTAGTAAATGGGATAGTTTTTTAGGTAAGACTTTAGGATCTACTGCTGATAGATTATCAATAGGAGCTATAGCTAAAGAAACTATAGAAGAAAAGTTAGCTGAAGAGCAAGTTGCTAAAGTAAGATTAATGATTAACAAAAGATTTGGTCTTGGGACTTGGGAAGAAATACTTATAGAACGTAATAATAGATTAGAGAAACATAAAAAACAATTAGATAAACAAAAAAGAGAAAAGAGTGAGTTAACT